CAAGAAATAAAAAGGGCATTAACTGACATAGTTTTTTACTTAGAAGAAAAAACACATATTGCAGAGGAAGTATATACGGTGGCAGACTTAAGCTTAGCAGAAGATGAAGAGCTAGGACTAAGAGTGCCCTTAGGAATTAATAATTCCTTCGATGCCATTACTGGTGGTATTGCACTTACAGAGTTAGTACTTATAGGTGGAGAACGAGGATCCGGTAAGTCTATAGTAGCGGTTGCACTAGTATTAAACCAATATATGCAGGGGAATACTTCTGCTTTGTTTAGTATAGAAATGCGAGCGCAAGAAATATATTGGAGAATGTTATCTTCTTTAGCTGGTGTTAAATTCGCAGCTATTAGAAAGAATAACCTTAGTGACGTAGAACATGGACGAGTAGCTAAAGTGCTTAAGGATATGTACTTAGATAGTGATGCTTTGTACGACAAATTTACACAAGATAGAGACTATAAAGCGTTTGAAAAAGAACTGCAAAAAACTAAGAAGCTAAAACCCGAAAATCAGATGGTTATTATTGATAACCAGCAGTTAACTTTAGCTGATATAGATATGAATATACAAAAGTTAAAGTCTCAAGCTGGAGAAAAACTGAAGTTAGTAGTAGTAGACTATGTTAACCAGATTGAAATAGAGGATATTTATAGCTGGCAATCACAGATTACTTTATCTAAAGGACTTAAGAACCTTGCTAGAAAGCATAATATAGTTATAGTAGCACCTTACCAAATTGATAAAACTGGTGAGGCTAGGTTCTCAAAAGGACTGCTTGATGCTGTGGATATAGCAGTAATTTTAAAAGCTGGTAAAGACCATATTGCATTTGAAACTACTAAAGCACGTAATATTCCACCTACTAAGTTCGCTAGTGGAATAGATTGGGAATCTCTGTGTATATCACCTCAGGACTACATTGTTGAGAGTATAGGGGACGATGAGCCGGATGATAGTAAGAAAGTGAAATCTATTGGCGGAAAGAAAGTCAAAAGGTCTGCGGATGATATACCATTCTAAAAAAGGGCTAAGAGTATGAACGTAGAGGAGTTACTAAATAAACAAGGTGTAAAGTATAGGGAAAGCGGAGGGGACTACCTGATAAAGTGTCTGTCCCCCGAGCATGATGATTCTAACCCCTCACAGAGAGTAGATAAAATAACAGGCATATTTCACTGTCTAGCCTGCGGACACTCAGGCAATATCTACCAGCATTTTAACGTTATAGTTTCAATGTCGGATAACCGAGTACTAATGTTAAAAAGTAAGATAAGGGAAATGTATGAGGACAACTTTACAATACCTTTAGGATCAGAGCCCTTTCTTGCTCCTTTTAGGGATTTATCGGTACAAACGCTAACAGAGTTTCAAGCCTTTACTCACAAAGACTATGAGGATAGAATTGTGTTTCCTATTAGAAAAGAGAATGGCAACCTTGCTGGCTTTAATGCTAGACATATGTACTCTGACGTTGATCCTAAGTATATATTCGACCCACCAGGAATGAATGTACCTTTGTATCCTTATGACACTAAGCCTATAAACAATTCTATTATTTTAGTAGAAGGCATGTTTGATATGCTTAACTTATACGATAAAGGGCTGACTAATGCAGTATGCACATTTGGTACTGCATTTGGAGCAACTAAGAAACGCGACAACCAGAAAGAAAACTTACAGAGGTTATTGAATTTTAAGTTGCGCGGCGTTACAAAAATCTATATAATGTATGATGGAGACCAGGCAGGTAGGGTAGCATCTAAAAACTTAGAAAGTTACATATCTAAAGAATTTATAGTAGAAGGGATAGAATTAGATGACGATGTAGACCCAGGTAGCTTATCGCACGATGATGTAAACGAATTAAAAGGAGTACTATATGACGATGCCTAAAGTGGCTATTATAGACAAGTATAAAACCAATATTAGATACAGCAGCTTTTTCGATTTCGATTTCGATAGCCTGCACTTATCTGATGTTAGAAAAGATAAAATACTAAAGAAAGACATTACATTAGACTTAACTCTAGTAGATAACTATGACTTTGTAATCTTAGTAGGTGCAGAAGCTGCAAAGTTCTGTGCCAAAATTACAGGTATAACAACAACGCAAGGATACCTCTTAGGAGAGAAGTTCTTGCCTTTAACTAATCCCGCTATGGCTAAAATTAAGCCAGAAAGCTTACCTGCTTTTGAGAAAGCAGTAGAGAATATTAATGCTTATGTATCAGGAGAGCATAAAGGGATAGTTGCAGCAGAGACTCATTTTATACAAGACTCTGGTATGGCTTTAAAGATAGTTAATAAACTACGTAATGCTCCTTTCAAGTTCTTAGCTGTAGATACAGAGACAACCGCACTATACCCTAGAGATGGTTATGTTCTTGGTATTTCCTTATCTCATAAGAATAAGTTTGGTTACTATATTGATTCAGACTATGTAGATGAAGACGTAGCTGAGGCTATGCAGAAGTTATTCCTAGAGAAAACTTGTGTATTTCACAATGCTAAGTTCGACATTAAAATGCTACAGTACCACTTCGACTTTAAATTTGATAAAGTTGAAGATACTTTAATGATGCACTATTTACTAGATGAAACTCCAGGAACACACGGACTAAAACAGTTAAGTATCAAGTACACAGATTTAGGCAACTATGATAAAGCACTAGATGATTTCAAAAAAGATTACTGTAAAAAGTTCAAACTTAAACAAGCACAGTTTACTTATGACTTAATTCCCTCTGATATTCTAGCAGACTATGCGGCTATAGATGCTGCAGCTACTGTAGAGTTATTTGGTATGTTTAATCCAATTATTCAGAAAAGTGAAAACCTTAACGCCGCTTATACTAACATAATGCAACCAGCTATGAAGTTCTTAGTGGATATGGAAGAGAATGGCGTACCTTTTGATATTGATAGGCTTAAGGAAGCCCAAGGTATCTTTAGTGAAGACCTAAAGAAGTTAAAAGAGACCTTCTACACCTTTGATGTAGTTAAAGAGTTCGAAGCAGAAACTAATAAAGTTTTCAACCCTAACTCAGTAATGCATTTAAGAGAAGTATTCTTTGAAAGGTTAAAACTTCCTCTCCCAGATAAACGTACGGATACTGGTGCTGTATCCACAGACAAAGAAGTTCTAGGAGAGCTGGCTGAGCTGCATGAGCTACCAAAAGCTATAGCGGAATATAAGAAAAAGTTAAAAATCAAGTCTACATATTTAGATAAGATTTTACTAGGCTTAGACACTGACGGGCGACTTAGAACCAACTTTAATCTTTGTGCTACTACATCAGGAAGATTATCTTCTAGTGGCAAGTTAAACATGCAACAGCTTCCTAGGGATGATAAAACTGTTAAAAGGTGTATAAAAGCTAAGGAAGGCTATGTAATAATAAGCCAAGATCTTAAAACAGCAGAAATGTATTGCGCTGCTGTGTTATCAGGAGACAAGAACTTAATGAGGGTATTCTCAGAGGGAGGCGACTTCCATAGTTCAATGGCTAAGATTGCCTTTAACTTAACTTGTCCTGTGGAAGACATTGCAGAGCACTTCAAAGAATATAGGCAGGCTGCCAAAGCGGTGACATTTGGAATCCTGTTCGGGTCAGGCGCAACTAAGGTAGGAGAATCTATTGGCAAATCTACAGAAGAAGCACAAGAGATTATCAACGAATACTTTGGTAACTTCCCTAGACTTAAAAAATGGTTAGACCTACAGAAAAACCTTATTAAACAACATGGAGAGCTTTACTCTTTCTTCGGTAGAAAACGTAGACTTAAAAATGCTTTCTCTAATGATAGGGCAGTTTCAGGACATGCAGTTCGTTCTGGTGTTAACTTCCAAATACAGTCAGTTAGCTCAGACCTTAATCTTATTGCGGCTTTTAATACTCATCGTAGAGTACTAGAAGAAGATATAGATGCTAAGATATTTGCTCTAGTACATGACAGTATTATTGCAGAAGTTAAGTTTGAACACGTAGATAGATACCTAGAAATAATGAAAGAAGAAACACAAAGAGATATGGGTATTATGATCCCTGGTAGCGCTGTAGGTATTGATGTAGAGATGGGAGACGATTATTCCTTCGTTACTCCTATAGATGATTTTGTAGACCAAGAAATTGAGAACTTTGCTTTAGATGACTTGGTAGCATAATGGAGCTACATGAAATAGTTTTTCCAGTATTCAAAATGCGGCAGTACAATAAACTAGAAACTATAGACAATATTGTACATGTGCATACACACTGGCAATCATATGTATTAGACAATAGAAACCTTCAAGGAGATACTATAGGTGTTAGAAGGTTGAAAATGAGGGATAGCAATATCTATCCCTTTAAGACCATAGTTAAAAACCCTAGAGACTTAGTAGTAAGCGCAAAAACCAATGATACCTTTGTAGATAATAGTGGAGCTATCTTTAAGTACCAGAAAACTAAAAGGTGTGATATTTTGTGTTTTGAAATTAAGAGCGTTATTTTTGCTAATTCTAAAGCTATAGTGCATTTTTGGGACTACCCAACTCCTCTAGTCATACCTAGTAATATATATGATATTTCCTATAAATATGCCTGTATTGTAAAATATGGGGCATATTATATGCTATATAGTTTGGAGGAGAACTATATAAAACCATTCAAGAAAAGACTATAATGAAAGCAGTAATAAGTAATAGAATATACCTAACATATAGCGATGAACTTTTAGAGTCTTTAAAAGGTAAGTTAACTTACTCTTTTCAGCCCTCCAACCCAGAAGCATTACCTGAAGTAGTTTGTAATGTAACTTGTATAGGCGAGAGAGCAATAACTATACCTTCGGGAAGAACAGATTTAATACCTAAAGGCTGGAGTGTAGAAAATAAGCGCGTAGCACCACCTTTTAGATTTCCTAGTATGGCTAATAATATAGTACTGCGAGAGGATCAACAAGAGATTTACGACTTAGTTACAGGTGATTGTATTATAAACGCGTCTCCGGGGTATGGAAAGACTTTTACTGCGCTAGCTATAGCTGCTAAGCTTGGATTAAAAACATTGATAGTGGTTCATAATGTGCCACTGCGTCAGCAGTGGGAGGATGAATACTTTAAAATGTTTGGTGTGAAAGCAGGAGTCATAGGCAGTGGGCTTAAAGAGATTGATAAGCCTGTAGTAATTGCTAACGTTCAAACCCTTACAAAGATAGCTAATGATGTGTCTGGTCTCTTTGGGCTACTGATAATGGACGAGACGCATCATTGCCCTGCAACAACCTTCAAGAATATAATAGACAAGTCAAAAGCAAGTATTAAAATAGGTTTATCCGCTACGCTTAACAGACGCGATAAGAAGCATATAATGCTACCAGACTACTTCGGCAAAAAGCTTTATGTACCTAAAGAGCAGAATAGGATGAAACCTACTGTTACTATGGTTTACACAGACTTTGAGTTATCTAGTAATAGAATGATACCTTGGGCAACTAAGATTAATACTCTAGCCAATAACCTAGACCACAGGCACTTAGTTATAGACCTAGCTAAAACGTGCATAGCGGAGGGTAGAAAAACTATAATACTAGGAGATAGAGTAGAGTACTTAGAATACTGTGCCTCCTTGACACCTAGTTCTGTTTCAGTAACGGGGGGTACTGAAGATCGTAAGGCTTTACTTAAGAGAGTGTTCACCGATATAAATGCTATATATGGTACCACTTCCATATTCAAAGAAGGAATATCAATAGATATACTTAGTTGTTGTATCTTAGCATTTCCTATCAGTCATTTAAACCTAGGTATGCTAGAGCAAATAATAGGGCGTATAACGCGCGAATACGAAGGTAAGCAAGCACCTTTACTGATAGACATATGTTATAGGGGTGCTACAGGTAAAAGACAAGCAGCAGGAAGATTAAATTACTATATTAATATGGGCTATAAAGTTAAAGAGATTCAGTTATGAGTGCGATAATACGATATAATATGCCTGCTTTACTGAAGACATTTAAAGGTGATGGCAGGAATATTTTATACCACTTAGAAAGACGAATAAAGGGCAAGTTACTTAGTAACTTAGATACATACGCAGTAGCCGGACCCCTCCCCTCATTTTTACTTGAAGACGAAGCTTATATTTGCTATAATAGTAAAACAAATAAGAAATTAATAAAGAATACAACCATAGACGAACGTATAGTGTATTTATATCTAGCAGGCAAGCGAGACTACTTAGAGTATACCACTAAAGGTATAAAAACAATTCCAATCGAGTTTGCAGACTTACCAGTTCATAAGCTAAGACTGAATAAGTTGCTAGAAATAAAGAATGGCTTAATTTACTTTAAAAATGTACCTACAGAGTAGGGACTAAGAGGAAACAAAGAATGGCGATTAAATTCAATAAAACAAACGGTTCTGCTAAAAAAGGTGAGCTAGAATACTTCAAATTTAAAGACGGCTCAAATGTCTTTCGTATGTTTGGTGATATTCTACCACGCTATGTATATTGGGTACGAACACGTGATGGTAGCGGAAGCGTACCTATTGAATGTCTCTCTTTTGATAGAGATGAAGAAAGATTTACAAACGTAGAAAAAGATTATGTAGCTGAGTACTTTCCAGATATTAACTGCGGCTGGTCTTACATGGTTTTATGCATCGACCCAGCTACTGGAACTGTTAAAGCTATGGGGCTTAAAAAGAAAATGTTTGAGCAAATTATCTTAGCTTCTGAGGATTTAGGAGATCCAACAGACTTAGAAACTGGCTGGGACGTAGTAGTTAGTCGTAAGAAAAATGGGCCTAAAGCTTTCAACGTAGAATATACTGTTGATGTGTTAAAGTGCCAAAAGAACCAAAAACCTATAACAGAAGATGAAAAAGCACTTATAGAAGCCGCTAAAACGATTGAAGAGTACTACCCTCGTCAATCTCCAGCAGATCAGTTAGCTTTCTTGAAACGTTCAATTCTTCCAGAAGAAGAAGAATCTAATGTGGACGAAGAAGCAGTTGATAATCTTAAAGATGATGATTCTGACGATGAAGATGTCATGAAAAAAGCTAAAAACACTGATTACTTAGACGATGATATCCCTTTCTAGATACTAGTAAGTAACTACTTAATTAAGCCCCATTTATTGTGGGGCTTTTTTATTTGTTGGAGAAATATGAAGATTTTGTTCACAGCGGATTTACACATCAAGGTAGGTCAGAAAAACGTGCCAAGAGACTGGCAAAAGAATAGGTTCTCTATGTTCTTTAAAGAGTTATGCGCTTTAGCAGAAAGAGCAGATATAATCATTCTTGGAGGCGATATCTTCGATAAGGCGCCCAATCTCCAAGAGCTTCAACTCTATTTTGAATTGGTTACGTGCCTGCCTATAGATACGTATATTTATGACGGCAACCATGAGAGTACGCGAAAAGGTTACACGTTCTTTGAAACATTGAAACCAGTAACCGAGTCACTAAACCCTAAAGTCAAAGTACTTTTAGGTGCTCAGCAAATAGAAGTACTTGGTGAGAAAATTGACTTCTTACCTTATACTGAACTTTACAAAATAGGTAAAGATGAATTCACTGAACTAGATTCAGACCTTCTATGCACACACGTACGTGCGGACATACCTCCACATGTGGTTGCTGAGGTAGACTTACAGTTTTTCAAAAGATGGACTACAGTATTAGCAGGCGATTTGCATAGCTACACAAATAGTCAAAGGAATATATTATATCCTGGGAGTCCTCTAACGACCTCCTTTCATAGAAAAGAAGTCAAGACTGGGGTTTTACTCTTTGATACCGAAGACCATTCACACGAGTGGATAGTACTAAACCTACCCCAATTAGTAAAGAAAACCATAAGTGATCCTGAAGATGCTATATCTACAGCTTTTCACCATACTATATATGAGATAAAAGGGTCTAGCTTAGAGCTAGCAGGGGTAGATTCTAAAAATGACCTAATAGACAAGAAGCTAGTAACTAGAGAGTATTCAGCAACTCTTGATTTAGGAAATAAAGATATGAGGGAAGAATTGATAATATACTTAGAAGAGATTCAGGCTTTATCAGATACAGAAATTTCTAAAGTAGTGAGGGTCTTTGATGATTACTATTCAAAAGCTTAGGTTCCACAATTGGTTTTCTTATGGTAGTGATAATGAGATAGACTTTACTAAAGATTCACTCACACAAATATGTGGGGTTAATGGCTCAGGTAAGAGTTCTATACCTTTGATACTTGAGGAAACTCTATTTGGTAAGAATAGCAAAGGTATAAAGAAAGCAGATATACCCAATAGAGCATTAGAAGGATGTGCTGTAGATAGCGTAGTCTACTTTTCAGCTAATGATATACAGTACATAGTAAAACTACAGAGAAAAGGTGCTAGTACAAAACTGATTTTAATTCAGGCAGGAGAGGATATATCTAGCCATACAGCCACAGGGACATATGCTCAGATCTCTAATATACTAGGAATTGATTACAAGTTATACACACAATTAACATACCAGAGTAGCACAAGCAGTTTACAGTTTTTGAAAGCTACAGATACAGAGAGAAAGAAATTCCTTATATCCTTATTCAACCTAGACGAGTACCTAGGTCTGCACGAAACGTTCAAAGCTGAGCATAAAGCAGTAAGTACTAAACTGACTTATATTTCTGGGCAAATGAGCGCGTCCACTACGTGGTTGGCAGCCCATAAAGAATTTGACTTCACTGAGAAAACAGAAGAAGTTGAGCTACCTCTTAATACAGAGGCAGTAGACAAGTTAGCAGCAGTTAGGCTAGATATAGCTAATATTAAAAAGATTAATGAAGAAATAAATAGGAACAACACGTATAAGTCCGAACTTGCTTTAATAGATAAGGATCTACTTACTTACAACAAAGCTAAGCCTATTCAGTCAGAAATGACAGACCTAGAAGTGGAACTGAAAGTTTTACTTACCGAGGTAGCTACTGCAAAAAAAGATATAGTATCGCTAGAAGAAAAAGGTAAGGATAAAATATGCAAATCCTGTTTGCAAAATATCCCAGCAGAGGATGTTAGTAGTATAGTAGTAAACCGACGCAATTTCATAAAGGTGAAAAGTGAGCAAGGTACCTTTAAAGCTAAAGAGCTGGAAATACTTAAAACAGAAAATCAGGCATACGGTAAACACAAGTCTGCTATATTCAAGTTTGAGAAGCTAACAAACTATATAGACCCAGATATTTCCGAGAGTGTGATTGTAGATGCGGAGCTGGCTGATCAGGCTATAGAGCTAGAAGCACAGATAGTTAAAGATAAAGAAATATTTGAAGGCACTAGGTCTAGGAACTCTAAAGCCCAGACACATAATGCCAAAATTGATGTAGTTTTAGAGGAGTTAAAATCTCATGAAAAAATTGTACAGGATACTAGAACAAAAACTGCTACTATACAAGATAAAGTGGCTATTCTACAAATGCTCAAAGATTCTTTCAGCACGTCGGGACTTATAACCTACAAATTAGAGTTCGTAGTTAAAGCCCTAGAAGAAGAGATAAATGAGTACCTAACCGAGCTATCTTCTGGTAGATTTCAATTAGTGTTTGTATTAGTAAAAGATAAACTGAATATCGAGATAGTAGATCAAGGAACAAGCATAAGTATTGCAGCCTTGTCTGCGGGAGAGTTAGCTAGAGTGAACACCGCTACAGTATTAGCTATACGTAAGCTCATGGCTAATATAAGTAAAACTAAACTAAACCTACTCTTTTTAGACGAAATAATGGGTGTGCTAGACGATGAAGGAAAGGACACTTTAGTTTCATTACTTATGCAGGAAAACTTAAATACCTTTATTATTTCCCACGAGTATGATCATCCTCTAGTTCCTCAGGTTTTAGTTGTTAAGAATAGTGAAGATATATCAAATATAGAGGGGCAGTAAATGGCTACTGAAATTATAAATGAAAAAGTATGTAAGAAATGTGGTGAAGTAAAAACCTTTGACTTGTTTAGTAAGGATAACAGGCGTAAAAACGGCATAACTTGTAAAGCTTGTAAAAATCTTAAGAACAAGCAGTATTATGCAGACAATAGGGAAGAACTAACAGGCGTTAAATGGCATGTCGATCATATAGTTCCTTTACAAGGAAAACTTGTGTCAGGATTACATTGTGCTGATAATATACAGGTTATAACAGCAACTGAAAACTTAAGTAAAAGTAATAAGTGGGATCCTTTAACTAATGGCTAAAATAGATAGCCGTGCCAAAGGGGCGCGCATTGAGGCAGGTATAAAGAAGAAACTTACAGAGCTTACAGGTTTAAAGTGGGAAAGAGTGCCCGGCTCTGGCGCATTAAATGAAGTACACAAACTTAAAGCTGACCTTTATATACCCGATGAAAGCAATATTTTTGCTGTTGAGGTTAAGGGCTACGCAACTGATCACATAAACAGTGGACTACTAACCCACAAAACTCCACAGATAGAGGAGTGGTGGATTCAAGCAGTTAGGCAGGGTAAGCAAGTACAAAAACGACCACTTTTAATATTCAAGTATGATAGGAGTAAGGTCTTCGTTTGTTTCCAGGATGAACCTGTTGAAGAGTATAGATACTTGTACTATTCTCACTTAGATGTATACATTGCTTTACTAGAAGATTGGCTTTTAGATAAGCCTAAATTTATAAAGGGTTAATATGGGAAAAAAATTCGCTAAGTTAAGTGATAAGTCGAGCTTCAACAATGTATTAATTGTGGATTCATTGAATCTAGCCTTCAGGTACAAAAATGCAAAGACTAGGAACTACGCAGCTAAGTACTTAGAAACAGTTAGGTCTCTAGCCCAGTCTTATGAGTGTAGAAAAATAATAATAACTGCGGATAAGAAAGGGTCTTCTTATAGAAAGGGTATTTATCCTGAGTATAAGGGAAACAGAAATGTGCTAAGAGCTAAGCAGACAGAAGCAGAATCCTTGGAGTTTCAAGAGTTTTTTAATGATTATAAAAAGACTCTAGAATTACTAGAAGAGACAGGTTTTCCTATACTAATGTATGAAGGAGTTGAGGCGGATGATATAGCTGCCTATTTGATCAAGTACAAAACCGATGAGTTTGACCACTCTTGGTTAGTTTCGTCAGATAAAGATTGGGACTTACTTATTAGTGAAAATACTTCTAGGTTCTCCTATGTAACTAGAAAGGAAATTACTCTTAGTAATTGGAAGCAACATTATGACTGTGAGCCTGAGCAGTATATTTCCTTAAAAGTACTACAAGGCGACACAGGGGATAATGTTCCGGGTGTTGCAGGTATTGGGCCAAAAAGAGCCTTTAGCTTACTGAAAGAATATGGCAGTGCTTTAGATATATATGACGCTTTACCTATAGATCAAAAGTATAAACATATTCAAAATCTTAACGAGTTTGGAGATAGGCTTCTACTGAACTATGAGCTTATGGACTTATTAACTTATTGCGACGAAGCAATAGGGAAAGAAAATATAGAGGATATTGAAGCAAAAATATGAGTCAAAAAAACGAAGAATTAAAATACTTATATCTAACAGAAGTTATTTATACCTGCACACACCATACATTATATCTGTCTGATGTGTTAGAACAGAACAGGGAAATAGATCAAGTAATAGCGGCACTAAGAGCGTCTGGCGGCGATGATATATTAGAAATACGAATTAATTCTGGTGGAGGCGAGGTGGCTATTGGTCAAAAAATAATTGCTTTAATTCAGGAAGTGTTTGGTGGGAGAACCATAACTATAATGGACGCAGAAGCTAGTTCTATGGCTGCTATAATATTTTTGGCTGGATCAAAGAGGGTAGTATATCAACACAGCATTTGCATGCTGCATAATTATAGTACAGGTCTTTTTGGTAAGGGAGGAGAAGTAGGAGATAGATACATAGCTTTAAACGATTCTTTAGCTGAGTATTTAAAACACGCTATAGAACCATATACAAAGAAAAAAGAATTCAAGAGAATTTTAGATGGAAAAGACTTATATCTTGACGCGTACCAGATGTGTGCCCGTGGGATCGCAACTCATATTATTATTAATGGTGAAGAAATTGAAGCTAAGGAATACTTAAAAGATGATTGATATAGAAACTATTTGTGCTCCTGGTTGCATACCAGAAAAGGCACACAACACAGATGCAGGCTTCGACTTAAAAAGTAACAGTAAAGACTTTACACTAGAATCAGGAACTAAGAGACAAATTAACTCAGGAGTACACATAGATATACCTTCAGGTTACGTAGGGGTAATAACACCCCGAAGTGGATTAGGTACTAAGTTCCAAGTAGGCTTAGCTAATACTGTAGGTGTAATTGATGCTCACTACACAGGCGAAATTATGCTTACCTTAGTTAATAGAGGGGCAGTAGACGTAAAGATTGAACAATTTGACAGAGTAGCACAGCTGCTTATACTACCAGTAATAGAAGCTAGATTTAACTTTGTTAAAGAACTTAAAAAATCAGATAGAGGAGCTAAAGGGCATGGATCAACAGGCAAATAATAGTAGTGGTGGTATTGGTTTTGTAGGGTTACTGACTGTATTGTTTATTGGGCTAAAGCTTACGGGATATATAGCGTGGAGTTGGTGGTGGGTACTTTCCCCTCTTTGGATTTCGGGCATTATAGGTTTATTCTTTTTAATAGGCTTTTTAATATATGGAGTAATGAAGTGGGCAGGTATATAATAGAGTATTACCCAGACTCAGGTATGTTTTATGATAAAAATGGGATGTTTATGTTTACTCATCTAGGTGCAACTTTAGACCTTGAAGAGAGTGAAACAGAAGCTAAGGGTACGACGGTAGACTCTGTAAAAGCATTAGTAGATTATGGCCTATCTGTAGATGACATAATTAAGTTAAAAAATGCGGGGTTTATTTCATAGTGATAAAGATAATAGTTAAAAGAGATGGAACTTTAGAGGACTTTACTCCTGCTAAAATTAATAATTGGGGTGAGTGGGCAGCAGAAGATCTAGGTGAGTTCATTGACTGGTCTAGCGTAGTGCTAGATACTGTAGCTGTACTTCCAGAAAAGTGTAGTGCTGTAGATCTACAGAAAACTCTTATAAAGACCTGCCTAAACTATGACAGTTGGTCATATAACAGAATGGCAGGAAGGTTGTATGCCTCCTTTATATATAAAGAAGTATTCGAGGATACCTTACCTACTATCCAAGCATTGCATAACAAGTTATATGACTTAGGTTTCATGACTAAGTTAAACTACACGGATGAGGAGTATGAAGAGTTAGAGAAAGTAATACTACACAGTAGGGATCTAAAAAGCTCACACTACGAACTACATCAGTGTAGGCAGAAGTATGCAATAAAAAATAGAGTTTCAGGGAAAGAGTATGAATCTCAGCAGTTTACTTACATGCGGATGGCTATGGCTTTAGGAGAAAGTCAGCCTGAAAATAGAAAAATGCAAGACGTTTATAACTTGTACGAATTATTTAGCTTAAAAATAGTTAACGCGCCAACACCCAATTTTGTAAACTTAGGCACACCTTTAAGAGGTTATGCATCTTGCTGCTTGTATACTACAGGTGATACAGGTAAGAGTATAGCAATTGGAGACCATATAGCATACACAATGACTATGATGAGTGCAGGAATAGGCTCACATACTCAAGCTAGATCTCTAGGAAACCCAGTACGTGGGGGAGCTATAATACACCAAGGTAAACTTCCTTACTACAGAGCTTTAGTGGGGGCTGTAAAGGCCAACCAACAGAACGGTAGAGGCGGAGCTTGCACTACGTATTACAATATTTTTGACCCAGAAGTAGAAGTAATATCTCAACTAAAAAACCCTATGTCTACGGAAGATAAAAAGATTAGAGGCATGGACTACTCTGCGGGAACTAATAAGTTGTTTGCTAGAAAAGCAGCTAAGAAAGAAAAAATATTTACATTTAACTTTTTTACTGCACCTGACTTATACACAGCTATGTATGGAAAAGACCAAGACCTGTTTGAAGAGTTGTATAGCAAGTACGAAAACGACCCTAATTTTGAGAAGTCTTATATCTCGGCTAGAGACTTAATTCTTATTATACTTAACGAAGGTTCGGAAACAGGTAGAGCTTACTTACACCAAATAGATGAAATAAACAGGCATACACCTTTTAAAGATGTTATCTACAGCAGTAATTTGTGTGCTGAAATAACAGAACCTACTTTAGAATACCAAAGCATGGAAGACCTGTACAGCAGAGAAGACCATGGAAGGGGTGAAATAGCTCTATGTAACTTAGGAGGTTTAGTAGTTTCAAATATAACCTCTGAAGCAGTGTATGAAAAAGCTGCATACTATGTACTGCTAATGATTGATAAATGTATACACCTAACAGATTATGCTTTGCCTCACTTAGGAGTTACAGCTAAAGCTAGAATGAATGCAGGTGTAGGTATTGTAGGTTTGGCCCATTTAATGGCTAGAGAAGGTTTTAGGTACTCTAGCCCAGAGGGTAAAAACTTTATACATACTGTGGCAGAACGTCATTCTTGGCACTTAATTAATGCTTCCCTAAAGCTAGGAAAGGAGTTAGGTAATGCCCCCTGGATGCACAAGACTAAGTGGCCAGAAGGTTGGCTGCCTATATCAACCTACAACAAAAACGTAGACTCTGTAGTATCTGTAGAAAACAAATATGATTGGGAGTGGTTACGTTCCGAAATTATAGCTAATAAAGGCATTAGAAACTCCGCTGTAGTTGCTCATATGCCTACGGAAGCATCTTCTAAGTCTGCGGGTATGCCTAATAGTGTATATCCAGTAAGAGACCTTACCTTAATTAAAACGGATAATAATATTTTAAGCTATTGGGCGGCTCCAGATGGAGAAAAGTTAGCTAATAGGTATGAAAGAGCTTGGGATATAAAAACTAAAGATATGATAGATGTCTATGCTATTGTACAGAAGTGGACTGACCAATCTATAAGTGCTGATTTCTATAGAAAGCTTATAGGCGATGAAGTTATTACATCCTCAGAAATGTTAAAAGATTACTTTTACTTGATTAAAATGGGGTTAAAAACAAGGTACTACGTAAATAGTTTAACTTCTGAAGGCACAGAGTTAAATGCCGAAGGAGCTGTGTGCACTAGCGGAGGATGTGAGTTATAATGCTTGATTCTAAGATATTTAATACTGCAAAAACAGACTACGAGGCGCCTAGTATTTTTCTAGGCGCTCAGGATTCTGGTTTATTTGATACAGTGCATAAGAAGTTTCCTGAAGTTTGGAAGTTGTATAAGACTATGAAATCTTTAGATTGGGATGAAAACGAGTTTGATTACTCATCCTGTAACGCTGACTTTAAATCTTGTAGTAAAGATACATACGACATAATGATTAAAACTTTAGCTTTTCAATGGGAAGCTGACAGTATTGCTGCAAGAAGTTTATCTCCAATAGTAGCCCCGTTCATAACCTCTAGCGAGGTGTGGGCAGGGTGGCAGCGTATTTCAGATAATGAAGTTATACATACTGCTACATACTCTGAAATAGTAAGAACTTGCTTTGATAACCCAAATGAAGTTCTCGATGAAATACTAAAGATACATGAAATGTTTTCTAGGTTAGAGACTGTAGGTAAAGTATTCTCTACTGCGTATACTATAGGGCATAAATATGCACTAGGTCTAGTGGAGAATAATCAAGAAACCTACAATGCTATTTTTATGTTTACTATAGCAATGCTGGTTATGGAGCGAATTCAATTTATGGCTTCCTTTGCTGTAACCTTTACAATTTGTGATACAGGACTGTTTCAGCCGATAGGCAAAGCAGTGCAGAAAATTGCACAAGACGAGCTAGAAGTACACTCTGCCTTTGATAAAGCAATACTAACTTATGAGCTAAAAACTCCTAGAGGTAAAGAAGCCTTTAGGCAGTGTGAAGAGCAGATTAAGCAACTTCTTAGAGAAGTACTGCAAAGAGAGTACGACACTGTAGACTATCTGTTCTCAGAAGGCAGAACTCTAGTAGGCTCTAATGCTAAAGTAGCGAAACAATGGGTTTCGTTTTGTGCCAAAGATGTTTATACCTTCCTAGGTGTAGAGCCAGATGTAGAACTACCTGCAAAGAACCCTTTGCGTTTTATGGAAAGCTGGCTTAACATGGGGAAAATACAACCTTCTCCACAAGAAGAACAGAACGCACAGTACAAGGTTGGTATCATGAGGAGAACAGACGAAAATGAAGATTTCGATATAGATTTTTAGAAAACAAAAAAATAAAAGTTAAAAATAAAAGTAAGGTGCGCACTGATTTATTCAGTGTGTGCCTTTTTTATTGTCTGAAATAAATTAAATATGAAAAACCCAAATCTTCTTATTTTTGAACTTGGAGGCATACTCATAGCTCTTACTTTTTCATATCGAAAGCAGGACATAAAAAAACCTCCGATTAAGGAGGTATTAATATTATGGTACAGGTATTTTACTTACTAAGGCGTTAATAGCTTGGTAAGAGCCATCACCTTTAGCAATACTAGTGGTTAAAGAGCAGTCTGGCCCTACACTAATCTCACCATCAGTAATATCTCTAGAAGAGGAGATCTCTAGTATACAACCTTCTGCAGTCTTTTCAAACCGATAGGCGGCTCCGCCACCGGCGGTATTTCCTAGTGGGGATAGAGCACAGCTTGATAAAGCTAGCACTAGTAGTAAACTGATTATTAGTTTCATTTCTTTAAAAACTCCATTGTGGAAATCCAACCTGCCTGTATAAGTCTATCAATCTCTACTTTATTTATATCAAAATCCATAGCCGACATTCTTCCACAATCTACTACGATTGTTTTATTCCAGTCTTTCTTTGATATATGGTTGTTCTGTAGTCCATCGTATATTATATTAAATAAACTCATAGAATACTGTAAGACATTATCTCTTCTATATTCTTTAGTTCCAGTTATTTCTTCTGTAGTATCTAATCTAACACCTATAGTAGTGCCTACACCATCAAAGAAGTGAATAGGGTAGTTATTTAAAACTCCCCCATCTACGTACATCTTACCTTTATAGGTTACTGGTGTAAAGAAGAAAGGAATAGCCATAGATGCCCTAACTGCTATAGTTATAGGCATATCTGGGTAGGTTTCATAGGAGAATACCTCTTGTACTCCTGTATCTAAGCAGGTAGCCCCTACATAAAGATCTTTAGAAGTATCAAGGTTTTTAAGCTCCGAAAAAGTACAAGCCCTAGATCCAGTATAAGCTTCTAGAAAATCCTCTATCCAGTGAGTAAAGAAATCCCCCTTATTCTTACCGTATTTAGTGGTTAGTCTATATAGATCACGGAAGGCACCAAAAGAGTCATCTTGAAACTCATTATAATCTATAGCTTTAAGTGCTTGTTCCATCTCTTGTGGCGTCATTCCTATTGCTAGGAATAATGCCGCAATAGAGCCTGCGGATACCCCTAGTACCTTATCTATACTTTCTAGCTTATCGTATGCGTTAAAGGCGTGAAATACTCCAGCGTAAGCTACGCCTTTTACTCCTCCGCCTTCTAGTACTAAGTTGGTCATTTATCTAACCCTAATTGTGTAGCTGCGAGGAGATTACTAGTTGTTTCGTTAGACTTGACCATTTCATTTCTAAAGCTTTCAGTAGCTTGTGTTGTGCCTTTACTAGCTAAAGCTGCTTCTAATCCTATAATAGGCATCCAAGCTATAGCGCAGTCTCGTTCATCATGTTCTACCCCCTGAGCATCTGTGCCCTTAATAGTCTTATACCAACGACAACGGTAAATCTTACCATTCTTTACTTCTTCGCAGGTAGAACCTAAGGGGCAGGTTAATACTACTTCAATGTCACTCAATTATATTCTCCTTATTAAGACTTAGTACAGATAATCATGTCAATGTACTTAGGCGTAAATGTTGCCCCTGCTGTGTTTGTGCTTCCATGATTATGTGCTACCCCACTACCGGAGCTACCGCCAGAGCTAACTCCAAGTACGTTTTGGCCCCCGGTAAACCCACCAGCACCGTTGTTTCCCGGACCTTGAGAGTTGTTTAAATCTACAAAGACACCAGACGATACTATAGTATGATTATGCGTGGGCATCTGTGCAATTGTTAAGGCAACCGAGCCTGTAGTATGCGTATGTGATGTACTAAAAGATATAGGACTTCCTACACCACCAACACCACCACCAGTTCCACTAACAACCCGCAACATAGCGTCATTATTAGTAACATCTTGAGTCCAACCTGTAGGTGCGAAGGCTTGGAAGAAAGCCATCTTAGTACCTACAGCAAACCCTAAAGACGTAACAGCTTGCGCTACTCTCTGTGGAGTAAATACTCTATTTGCAGTACTAGTGCCTGCTTCTGCTTCTGCTTGAGAGGCTACAACTGTTGGAATATTTGCATTTATAGCTTGGAATTTTGCAGAAAGTAAATTACCTCCCTCTGTAATATCTCCATTTCTACCAAAAATGATAGCATCAGACAGGAAGGATCCAGTATCTGAGTAGGTAGATAACCTTAGGCTTCCTGCTACACTTCTAATTTTCCAGCGTTTTGCATCTGTAGGGGCATCATCCTCCCAAGTCTCTAAAGAAGGTTCCGCGTTTTTTACTTGCCAGTTACCTGTGATAACAGCATTAGCAGCTAGCCTACCGAAAGCCGTTTCCGCGTATGTTCCTAGCGTATCGGCGTTTGCTGCGTTAATCTTATTCCAAGCAGAAGTACCATCGTATATGTATAGCTCGTCTAAGTCCTCCCTCCAACAAGGAGTACCTTCGTATAGAAGTGTAGACGGAAATACCGTACCAGCATTTAAAGATCTAAATGTTTTAAAGTTATCCATCATTTTACCATAGGATACGTTTAAGGTTTGTGTGTTTGGAAATTCTGTGTAATTTTGTGCCATTATTTATTTCTCTGTTGTAAGTATATCATACAATTGCCAGCGCTTCACCAACAGAAGTATATCCTAGCCTAAAAATAGTACCGTTAGGATCTTCTCTTAATTCATACTGTGTAAAGGTGCTGACATCATCTATGTCTTTCTCCTCGACTACTTTATGAGTTGCATCTTCAACACCCTCGGCGGCAGTAGCTAAAGCTCCCGTAGGAAACCACGCGTCCTTGGTGTCAATCAGTGTTTGTAGGTATGCTTTAGTTTCAGTAGGAAAATCCACTAATAGATTCTCTACATCCTTCTTATTGTTTATATACTTAGGGAAATTTTTCATAGTACCGCCTTGAGTTGTTTCATAATATCCTTCTACCCTTTCACTTTCGTGAAACTTTTAAAATCTTGAACTCGCAGGCTCCGCGACCCCACGCGAACCAGAGCTGGAACCGAGAATGAGAGGCGAAGCATTCCAAAGCGAGCCACGCGAACCGCAGCTCACACCGGCAGCCCAAAACCCACCCAGCCGAGCGCGGTTTGGTGCTAAGAAGTGTTGACCACCCACATCAGCATCGTTAGCATCATAAGCATTAGCCCAAGTGGCCGCACTCTGCCCACCTCCTTGGTCACGCGACCATTGCCACATTACGCCGCATGTATCTTCAACACCTTCATCAGAAATCATGCGTCTACCTGCTGTGTCCACATGCCCCGTTGTTGTGCTGGGATCTGCTGAACCCGTAATGTTAGTCGATTGATTAGCACCGATTGATGCCGCCACAAATTCAATTTGTGACATTGATTTCATCTTTTGTCTGCCAAACCACTGCTCAAATTTGTAAGCATGGAACGCTGGCGCTGATACCCCGTCCGCTATAGTGCCACTATTAACTGATACTAATGTTGTGCCTGAAACAGAAGATAAGTAAATATCCACCCATACACCAGACGAGGAGAGGATAGTCCCCTCCTGTCTTGCGGATGAACGATTAAACCTATCCCATACTGATAACGGAAGAATATCACCAGCAAGATAACCTGTAAGTGCGTGGCCTGCGATTATACCTACTGCAACAGCTAAACAATGAAACCCACCAATCTTACGAGAGTTGGTTGCTGTGTAGCCTGTAGGAATAGTAGAGTTATTTGATAGTACGACTCCACCAGCTTCTAATGTATACAAGTAGAAGTCTTTACCTGCTCTGTTTGCGGCGGTAGCAAAGGACGTGTCATCCCAGTTACCTGCTGTACCTAGTGCTAGTGTTGAGCCTGTTATAGATACAGATGTGGTGTCAACACCCGCAACAACATCAGGAACAACTAGGCTTGTTTGTGAGCCTGATAGTAATGCTGACATATCGAGGGCTGTGGATACACGATTAGACTTCTCAGCATCAAGCTCATTAATAGCCGCTTGAACATTGGTTGCTGCTATGTTGCCTGCTGGGGTGTTGGCTAAAGCAGAAGCATCTAAGTTATTCCAAGCAGATGTACCGTCGTAAATATAAAGTTCATCTAAGTCAGTCCTCCAACAAGGAGTACCATTATATAAGTCTGTAGTAGGAAAAGAAGTTCCAGAATTCAAGGATCTTGAAGCCTTAAAGTTGTCTATTATTTTTGTATGAGAAGCGAGTATAGGTTCCGTACTTGGAAACTCTGTATAATCTTGTGCCATTATTTATTGTCCGTGATTATTGTGGTAGCCATTATCATTATTTAATATCCGTCTGATGCCCAGGTAACAGCACCTGTTATGTAGGTGCCTGTATTGTCTATTAGCTTAACTGTAAATCCTGTTAGCGTTTCTGCTGATATTTCCGGAGAAGCTACACCGCCTATACCCCCCTTAAAGGCAACAACAATATCTGGGTTAGAAACCGTGTAAGCTCTGTAGTAGGTTACTACAACTCCAGTAGCTGCATTTGTGATTACAGCAGTACCTTTATTATGAATATCAGGAACATCTACTACAATTTTTAAGTTGTCAACTACAGGTGTATCGTCTGATAATGTCTCTAATACTGCCTTAACTTTGGCATACCTATAAGTATAGTCGCCTGGAAGAAACTTCTGGAACTGCTGGTATCCTGCAGGGCTTCCAGAATCTACTAAATCTTTAAACTCTGTAATAGTCATACCTTTTGCAAATAGGGATATCTCAGAGAAAACTGAATTGCCTTTTCTGTTTAAGTAGTCTTCTACAGAAAGTGTACTAGTCTTAAACAGATTAATGTTATTAGCTGCTACACCCTCTAAATTTAAAGACTCTAAGTAGTTTACTATAAATACTGTCACAGTATTTATATCCTCTAAAACCTGTAAGTCTACTAAGTTGTCTTGTTGGAACTTCTTAGTATAGAAGTCTAACATACTTAAGCTTTCTGAGGAGTTGTGCGTTGACCCTCTGCTACCAACCTCTAAAACGTTTAGAGCCTCTTGGTACTCTCTTAAGAAACTTAAAGTTCTGCTAAAAGTATCAGAGACGTTTAATGAATCTGAGGGGTTTTTAAGAACATTCCTATGGCTAGTAGAAGCTACAGACAGTAAAGTAAAATATAATTTACTAGATACTTTCTTTATATTCTCCACAAGAGTTAAAGTCTCGGAAATATTTCGAGTGAAACCTATATAATCTACATAGGTTTCAGCAGTAAATAACGCCTCTGTTACCTTTTTAATTAGTGCGACTGCAGGAGTTTCCGAAAAGGATAAGGTATTCAGCTTATTTAACCCCAATCCCCAAACTGCTGCGTCTGTAGCACTGAAGCTAGCACCTATCTGTAAATCGTTAAGGTATGTAAAGGCATTATCCCATTGATCAGATACTTCCGCAGTAGACCAGTTAGAGTAAGGCACTGAGCCCCAGGACTGTTCGGCCCCAGGGTTCGGTGTGTTAGTTATGCTATCTGCCATGCTTATAGCTCCTTATGGCTTACTAAGATAGAGTAAATGTAAATGTTATATCTAAACTATCATCTAAACCTTTATTTATAACTGGAAACACTACTCTATCTAATAGAATGCCTGTGGTAGCAGCGTTTAAGACGCCTGATTCCGTTATAGCTCCTGTGGACACACCAGCAGCGAAAGAAGCAGTCATAGTAAATACTTTAGTACTTGCAGTATGTGCAAATGTTGCCGCTTGTCTGTTTAGCTCAGTGCCTAAAGTTGTATCTCCTGCTGCTGCTGCTACCGTGCCTGTACCTGTGGCAATGTGGCTTATAATGGCCGGTCTAGCAGATGTGGCCCCAATAGCATCAATAATTAAGTCAAAACCCACATTTACAATTAGGTTACCCTTTTTTCTTAACTCTACTGAGCCGTCTGCTTTTGTAAGCTTAGCCTGCATACTGCCATGCATAGTAAGCGTTTGTTTTGTGATATTATCGTTCATATTTAATATAGCCTTAAAGTATTATAGGTTGTAGAGGTAGAAAGCGCACTAGTATTTAAAACTGCGTTGTTTGCACCATAGATACTAGAACACATAATTTTACGTTGCGTTCCTGTGTAAGAAATAGCTATAGCGTATAGCTTGTCTTGTTCAAAGGTATAAACTACCTCCTGAGTTGTGTTGTCTGAAGACTCTAAAGATACAATTCCATTTTGGTAGCTAACAGCTAAGTAAGCTAAAGTACTAGAGTTGAATACGCTAAATAAAGAGTACTTAGAATCCGAAGCATTAAAGTCCTCTGAAGGATTAACCCATATAAGTAAAGAAAATACACTAGGTATACTTATATTCCAAGAAGCTGTGGATAAATCAGATATTTCTAAGCCGCTACCTACTCTACCCTTAACTGTAAATGTAGCTGCACCCACACTCTCTAGTAGAGTAGTGCCATTATAAGTGGTTGAGCTGCCGTCTAGGCGTATAGCATCTACATAGTTAGTAGGTAAGCTACCAGAATCAATAGAAAGCTCTATTTCGGCTGCTACGGTAAATATGTCTGTATCTCCAGCAGGTAGCCAAGCCCTAGTACTTGCTGACCCTGAAAGCCAAGAAAAAGTAGACTGTTCCCAGGCAAGTGTATCTATCTGAGCTACAGATAAGGTTGAGTAAGGTGTATTCTGTGCCATTACAAAGTAACCCAAATCTATACCAGTAATAAACTCGCCCTTAGATTCACTTATGCTGTTTAATTGTATTTTATTACCATTATTAACAGTATTTATAAACCTACCTGCATAGTTATCTAGCTCTTTATCTATAGTAGCTAAAATATTTCTATCAGGCAAAGCAACCACATTAGTAGTTGAAAAGGAAGCTAACTCACTGTATATACCCCCTAAGCTGATCGCTTTAATTAGGAATACTCTAACACCTTCTAGCCCAGAAGCTAAACTGAAATATGTAGAATCAGTTCTAGTAATAAAGGTAGATTCTCCCCAAGCAGTTCCTTCTCTAATTTCATAGTTTGTAGTACCTTCTACAGCTTGCCAGTTTAGCTGAATTGTTGCTTTATTCTGCACAGCTATAAACCTTCTAACAGCTTCAGGAAATACTAGTTGAATACTAGCTGAAGTAACTTGTGTAGATTCGTTACCTGAAGTATCGACAGCCCTTATTAAATAAAAGTTTAAGCCTTCTCCAGGATCCTCATCTGTAAAGCTGTTAGCAAACAGCTTATCTACTAATACTATAGCAGTTTCCCAAGCTTCTCCCCTTTTAACAGTATAGCCACCTAAGTCTACATCAGGAACATTATTCCAGCTTAATAGTATGCCACCTTTAACTTCGGTAGCAGTAAAATTCTGCACTATAGCTGGTGGTGCTGTTTTACCAAGAGTAACAAAGTCTACTATTTCAGCCGCAGAGCCTGACCTTCTTCCTATACTGTCTATAGAGTAAACCCTTATGTCGTAAGAGCCTACAACTGAGTCATCTATAGAAACCTCAGAAGACTTGATGCTTTCTGCTAAAAGCTGCCAGTTTCCTTCATTAGCCCTATACTCTACCCTGTACGCTCTTGAGCTAGCTAGTATGTCCCAAGCTATTTGGATTCTAACCTTAACTGTACCTGCTTCAGAAATATATAATACTTCTTCTGCTTCAAGGTTTGTAGGGGGTAAAGGAGAGTCTAAT